AATTTTAAAGTTCGTATCCAGCTGACCGATAATGGTTGCGCTAATCGCATTAATTTCTGACGTAAACGCGGACAGCGCAGGCTGATTACGCAGTACCTGTTCGATCTTCGCTTTCTAGGAAGCCTCACATTCACCATCTGCACAGGCCACCAGGTAGGCAGCATTAATAACCGCCTGTGCCAGATCACGTTTCTCAAACTTTTTAATTTCCACTGCCGCTCGGCGGGCTTTTTTACCAAAAATACCAAACATCGTGACGTTCCTTTGGGTGGGTGAGCCAACGCCCGGGAGCGATCTGCCCACAGAGAAAGTCACACTGACCACTCCGTAAGCTCCCCCCCGAAAGGCTCTGTGGTTGATATGCGCCGGGCGTGGCGCAGATACAAAAAAGGCCCGCCGAAGCGAGCCTGGAAAATAAGTGTGGTGCGTTGTACTGGATTCGAACCAGTGACCGATTGCTTAGAAGGCAATTGCTCTGTCCGGCTGAGCTAACAACGCAGAATACCGATAATGGACCGCCACCGGGGACTCCGAATCTCGCACAGGGTGACGTTCTTTCCTGATGAGCTAGTGGCGGTTGGTGGCCCTTGCTGGATTTGAACCAGCGACCTGGCGATTATGAGTCGCTCGCTCTCACCACTGAGCTAAAGGGCCGGGCGCAGGATAATAACGTTACGAAATCAATGTTGCAAGCATTCAAAAATCACCTGGTTAAAAATCACCCTTATCTCCTCCACCAGCGCATTCACCATGTCTATCCGAGATAAGTGGCACAAAAAAACCCGCTTGATGCGGGTTTAAGCTGTGTGGCGAAGCGACCACTCTTAACAGATTAAGATAGTTTTTGCGTACGCGTTAGTGATTTTTTCATAATTATCTGTATCCTGTGGCTATTTCTCTTGCGCAAAGGATGCTTTTGATGACGCAGCAACTCGAAAACATGCCAATAACAGAAATCGAAATTGCCTACGGTGGAGAGGCATACGCAGATAATCAGATCGACGCGAAAACATTAGGCGAAGCCTTAACCTCTCTTAGTGCCCTGATTGAACACGCCGAAAAAATAATTAATGGCGAAACAGCAGAGCCGAAAGTCAACATCAAGGCAACAAAAGAAGGTTCATTTACTTTGCTTGTTGCTGTGATGGGGAGCATAAAAACTATTAACGCCCTTGGCCTCGTTGCAGGTGGTGGAGTTGCCGCAGGTGGCGTACTCGGGATAATCGAATGGCTCAAAGGGCGTAAAATCAGCTCCATTGTCGTCGATGAACAAAAAGATACAGCAGAAATCGAAGTGGATGGTGAGAAGGTTAAATGCAGTAACGACATTCAAAAATTAATAACCAGTCCAATCATCCGAAAAGAACTGGATAAATTAATCTATAAACCCCTGCAGACTGAAAAACCATCCACGTTCTCAGTTTCACAGCAGAAGCATAAGGTAGTCAGGGTGACGCAAGCTGAAGCAGTAAGTTTTAAAACTGCAAAATCCACCTTTGTCGAGAAAACGCACGTAACGACACGCCAAGCTAATGTACATTTTGCTAATGTTCGATTCAAGCAAGGAAAAAGCTGGGATATCATCCTGCCAAATGGCGAAGAAGTTAGCGCATCTATGAAAGATGAGGCTTTTCTTGAACGGGTTGAACACAACCAAGCAGCATTCTGTAAGGGTGATCTTTTTGTTGTAGAACTGACAGAAACAACAAAAGAAACAAATGGCGCGCTGTCTAAACCACGCTATAGTATTACTAAGGTTATACGCCACAGAGCGGCGGCAGATAGGAAACTACTTTAAATCATGTCAATCCTAAGCATTATGCTTTACATCACTGTATTCATGGCTGTCGCAGCGACGGTCAGATATGCTGTGCTTAGGTTCTTGGTTTGGGTAAAGCCGAATGCGTATATTGAACTAACCTACACCGATCCTGAAGGCAGAACCGCTAAAAGGAAAGTCAGCGTTAGAAACGAAAATGACGCAGAAGAGTTGGCGCTACTGCTACGCGAACTCAAAACTCGCAACGAAGCAAGTGCAGGAAGGTGAATGGCGAACACTAAATCCTACCTGGCAATGCAGGCATGGTTTACCACCCTTATCACTGCGGGATTGAATTTCCTTTTTGACTGGCTTCCTCAATTAGCCTTCTTCAAATCATTGGCGCCTGGAGCTGCTGTCGGCTTATCTCATGTGGTAATTCTTCTTATCGCTTACATAGGTTTGCCTACGCTTAATGATGTAAGAATGAAAAGGGAAATAAAAACGGCCAGAAAATTCATCACGAACTGCCTGGCCAACCCTAACCTAACACCAGACCAAATTGCGCACTACAACCAATGTCTTATCGTTCTAGACAATAAGCTATTAAAAAACATAAATATTCGTATTGATGCTTTATCTGACGCCGAATCGAAAGCTCAAGCAAACGAGTAGTAACAGTCATAACTTATGATAGAATCAAGCATATACATCCATCAATAAAGCCTAATGCAGTTTGCAGCTCCTTTCTTATAGTTCCATCTGAGCACCTGCGTTTCTTCGCGATTGAGCGTAGAGAAACACCAATAACAAAGTGAGCTATGAGCAGCTCATATTCCTCTGGTTTATACTTTCGCAACCGAGCCACACAACCGTCTATCATGATGCCTTCATCATCATCACACTGGAGACGTGACTTTTTGCCATGTGGCAAAAGCCCCTTGAAGCCCGCTGCTATCGGTTGCCAATCGACACCGCTATTTTCTGCTGCAGCCCATGCCCCCCAGCGATCTAAAACCTCATACATATCACGCCCCATTACCATCACCTCTGATTTCGCAAATCTTCACGCCCAGTCGCCCACCAGGAACGAGCTGACCGCGCACAATATTGATTTCATCAAACTGCTCGTCGTCTATGAGAAGCCCCGCATGCGTCAGTGCATCCAGCGGTGCTTTCAGAATATTGTCCAGGTCACGGCGGCGCTTATCCGGTGGCTCGGCAATAATCTTTATCGCCAGCCTTCCGGACAGGCTTAATTTCAGCCGCTGCTGGCGAACAATAAGCGCCACATCACGGCGATAACGCTCACCGGCTTTTGATACAAAATATGTGCTGCCACGACGTCGCCAGTAGGTGTTCACCGTCGGCGGGTAAAGCAAAACAAACTCTATACGCATCAGTAACCTCTTTTACCCGAGCACGCCGGTTGCAAAGGCGTGATCAAGAAAACGAAAAATTAAATCAACCTGAGAGCCATGCTTTTCTTCGAACGCCAGCGGATCCGCATGAAGCTCGTTGTGATGCTCCCGACACAGCGGTAGCGTGAAAATATCGTGAGATTTTGTCCCCATTCCGCCCTGACCATGACCAATCAGGTGATGGGGATCGTCGGCTGGCTTACCACAACACGCACACGGCTGAGTCTTCACCCAGCGTGTGTATTTCTCGTTAACCCAGCGGCGACGTTTAGGTCGTTTCATGAAAGATTCCGGAGACTCAGGATCAACGGCAATGCTGACCACCGTCTTTTCCTGTGGTGGGTTCTGTTGCTGGTGGGCGTGAGGCAACGGTGCAAGATTTTTTGTGCGCTGTTTCAATATGCTGGTGGCGGTCTGCTCTCCCGGTACGATGTCGCTTTCGCGGTACACCGAGCAGATTTTTTCCGCTGGTAATCCCAGCGAGCGACGTAATACCGCTTCCGGTAGCGCGTCCGCCAGCTGATTGCGGACCGCCCACCAGGATAATTCAGCCAGAGATAATTCACGCTCCTGCGTACCGCTTATTGCGTGACCGATGACGTCAATCATCCATGCTGACAGGTTTTGATGAGCAAGTTGCTCGAGTGATTCGGATGTCTGGTCACGCAGCTGGTTGTCGCAGTGCCAGCACAACACCATTGCGCCGGTACCATATCGGTGAATAACGGTTTCGCTGTGATGATAATCGCCGTGTGGCCACTGGCAGGATTTAATATGGCGCAACAGCCAGTCAGACAATGCACCAGCACCACCAGCAGCACGAATTACCCGTGCGTTACTGAAAAACGGCAGCAATGTTTTGTCTTCCACCAGCGGCTGGCGAACGGCGGGAACGACCCCGGACGGCAGATTACGCATGCTTTTCGGTTCCGGCTCCACCAGTAACCGGGTATTGTGGAATACCGGCATGGATTCACGGCCCGGCTTAACGATCACCAGCCCGAGTTCCGGTACCAGAACAGGTCGAAGTAATACCCGCACGTTACCTCCAGATGCGTTGCTGGAATGTGCGGGACGGACGCGGTGGGCGTTCGGAGTAAGGAAGCCTGACGGAGATTATCCAGTGACGATAATCGAGACTGAGGGCTTTCTTAACCTCGTATCCGCGCCTGCGGTAATACTGAATCAGCCATTCAGCCTGTTCTTCGGTGCAGGGGTCGTGCTGATACCAGTCAGATTTGAATGCATGAGAACGCCGCCCGTGCCTGCTGGCAGGGGCGGCAGAGTTATCCGAATTGTAAAATTTGGTATCGTGCGCCATCTGTTTTCTCTGCTGGCGCAGCAGGTGCCAGTTGTTCAGGCTGACGGATGGATTGTAAACCAGAACGACCAGAAAAACAAAACCCGCCGAAGCGGGTTAAGTGCGGGTGCGTTGAGGATGCCTGACACATCAGCGGTGGCGAGGGATTTCTCCCCCGCCTGGTCTCTTACTCCTCAGGTTCGTAAGCTGTGAAGACAGCGACCTCCGTCTGGCCGGTTCGGATTCGTACCTCGCAGAGGTCTTTCCTCGTTACCAGTGCCGTCACTATGACGGTTAAACAGATGACGATCAGGGCGATTAACATCGCCTTTTGCTGCTTCATAACCTGCTTCTCCTTGCCTTTCGGCGCGTAAGAGGCTAACCTACGTTTGTGAAGCATAGATTGGGCCTCAGATTAATGTTAAGCGTCTTGCAGGACGCGTAATGTTAACTGGGGCTTTTCTCTGTCTGCCTTACGGTGGCATGCCCGAGGCAGACAGCCTCAAGCACCCGCAGCAATTCTACTTAACTCTCGCTTTACAGCAAACCGTTTTGCCCGATATGGGAATTCCCATACGGAATGAATTCAGTTCCCCAGGCGCTCCATCAAAAACACAACCAGGCAGTAAACACCCACAACAGCAATAACAGCCAGAGCGCCTTCCATTACCAGTGAAATATCATCCGACATATTCCCTCCCTTGGTGTGAATCCCGGCGAACGTTTTTACCCCCACCGACAAATAACATATACTAGAAAAGCAATAGCTATAGCAACGCCTGCAAATGCATCTGGCCGGCTCATTGGTTCTCCCCCTGTGTCGCTTCTACTGCGATCTGACTGGCGTATTCGTTAATGGTAACGATAAGTTCTTGCTCGGCCTCATCCAGACAACTACCGATACCTCGCCTGTCCACTTCAGAAGCATCGAAATCTGCACGAAGCCTGGCGACCTTCAGGATTGCGGACAACACCTCATCAGGGATTGCCGGAGAGTTGGTTGACGTTTCCGAGATTATCCGAAAATTATTGGTTGACGAACCCTTATTTTCCCGAAAGTTTCCAGCCTGAAGCATGGCGGCGCGGTGACACCAGATAATCCAGCCAAGCGCCATATCCCATGCCATGTATTCTCTATCGCCATTTTTTGCTCTGCGGCGATCTACAGATTCCCCGAAACGCTTCTCCATAAATAATTCATAGGCTGCCCGTTCATCCGATACTGATGCCAGTGATGCCAGTGCAATTTTTAATGCGGTAAGCATGTTGTTTTGATCTTCATCGAGTCCGAACGGTATTTCATCCCGTGATGACTCAATTCCGGTAATCGTGTACTGTAGCCATTCTTTGGTTAATTCAGTCATTTTTCACTACCGCCCTTTCGGGCGGTCTCCTGATGTTCTGAGGGTGCAGGAATCCCTCCGGTTAAGGATTTAATAAAAATCATTTCTGATTTAAATTTTCAGTGTTTAGTTGTTGGTTTATAGCCTTTATGCTTCGGCCTTATTTCTCAGCCATACACAAACAGGACCATCTTCGGTGTCATGTATCGAACCGATAAACCATCCCTCACCTTCTGGTCGCTCAGGTTCCCATGCTGAAATATCAGGGCCATCTGCGTCCAGATTAAAATCATCTTCATCCATACTACGGATAGCCCACTGAAGATTATTTTTCTCCATCCAGGCGTTAAACTCTTCCGTTGAAATATATTCCCGACCATCACAGAATTTTTCATATTCAGGATGCGTCCAGCAGCCATATTCATTACGTTCCACTGGCATTTCTTTAATTGCGCTCATTTACCCCCCTTATTTAATTTTCTACGACACTTTTTACAATCATCTGGACTTTCGAATGTATCCGGCTCACGCTCATTGCCAAAATACATCCACCCACCGCAAGTACTTGTTATTTCACCTTCAGCAAAATAATGATGCTTTTTCGCCATAAGTGGCCTTGCCCAGCCCGGATTCGTTTTACTCACTTGTTGCCTCCTTTGCGAAGCTCTGCGACTAACTCGTCACATATGTGCGTCAAAGAGCAAAGTTTGATTGCTGGATGTTCGCGCACCATCTCCACACCCTGCGCCCGCAATTCTGCCAGAAAAGCGTAGGGGTCAGTTTTTTCACTGTGGTACATGGCATCATAGATAATCATTGCAGCGACACCTGCCTGTCCTGCATCTGTGACGGATATATGCTCAAGGGCTACGGCCATTGCGTGTTTCAACCTCTCATTTTCCACCTCAAGCACCACACGATTAGCCTCCAGCTCTTCTATGCGTTTTTTTGCTGCTCCCAGCTCAACACGCAGCTCCTGATAGTTAATCTCGCTCATTCTCCTTCCTCCCGCACTGCTGTTTTATATGCCCGAAGCACATGCGATGTTTTTCCTGACACAGTGCTTCTCAGAAAGAAAATTCCACTGGTGTTTATTACCAGATACGGGTCAGCAAGACGCAGCATATCCAGTATGTGATTATGTTTTCTTGTTTCCAGCACCGTACTGGAAATAAGCATATGTGACACGGGGCCGAAATCATGATATCTGATTTTCATATCATCACCCTGCTGTAAAAATTACCCGTTATCTCCTGTCGTTATTTTCTGTATGACATCACGATGCTTATTAATTTCCCGCAGCGCGGCGCATAAGCGCTCCCACTTCTGAACCTGACCTTTTGCCCGGCGCAGCTCGCGGTTAGCCACATGCAGCGATGGTAAAATCAGACCATCCGGATGCTTTCTGATGAACGACGACTGTGACTGCACTGTGACCGCCACACTTTCAGTTTTAATTTCTTCCTGTGTTTCCGCTTCCCGGACTGGTAACGCAACACCTGCCGGCTGAGGAAAGGCTTTACCATCGGTTTCCGTTACCGATGCAGCTTTCGGCTCTGCCGGTAAATTATCGCCCGGTATGCAGTAACGATATTGACCGTCCTGATTTACGCGAATCAGACGACCTTTGCTGACAGCCATCGCCAGTGATGAATTCGCCCGGCGGGAGGTAATCCCGAACATTAACGCCAGTTCGTCAGCCGACTGAGGACCATGCTGTTCAATCGCGTTAATCAGCATCTCTGCAGTGGTTTTTGGGGCCGCTTCAGTTGCCTCACTCGTCAGCCACCACATCGACCCCTTGTTATCAGCTTCGCCACGACGCTTCAGCTTCCAGAGTTCGGTAACAGCATCGTCACGGCTGATTTCAAGACGGGCTGCAATCTCGTGCGACGAGGCTTTTTTCAGTGCTTTCAGTGCGTCAAAAACGGTTTCCATTAAATTTTCCTCCCGGTAAAAATTACTTCTCAACTCAGACAAAACCGGCCGCCTTCCGGCGCTCATATTCCTGTTTCAGCAATTCAATTGGCGTTGGCCCTGGCGGGCGTTTGGGTGCTGCCAGTTGTCGCCGGACTGGCGGAACACTGAGGCCATTACCAACATGCTTTGCCCATTTCGTCAGCTGCCTTTCCACAAGCCGTTTTAACTCCCCTTCGGTCATCTGGCGCTCAATCCCCTTTGAACGCATCTCGAGGCAAATGTGGTACAGCACCGGCTGTGGCCACGGGTATTTATCACTCCCGTCGTACCGCCAGGATTCATTCCTCCAGCGACGGTATTCCTCCATCACGGCATCCACCGTCAGGCCAAATGGATTTGCCCCGCTCTCCGAAATCAACGCCACAAACTCAGCCAGATCCGGAGGCCACGTTTCACCCGCCCGGCAGCGGTCCATGCACCGACGGCAGATCTGCCGGATTTGCTGTTCAGTCATCGCGCCAATCTGAGCAATCCAGAGTTTCGACGGCGCAGCCCCGTTCTTCTGAGTCCAGCGGTTCGAATACACCTCCCCCATAAGCTCCCACAGCTTCCAGGCCGTTTCCGTTGCTGATAAATCCGTTTTCACGTTCCCACTGTTCGCGTGCAGCCCGGATTTCCTGAACTGCCCGTGATGCGGTGCCACCTGGTGCTGCATGGCTTACCCCCTTGCTGACTGGTTTTACCTGTGCCCTGACGTGCTGCACGTGGCGGGCAAATTTCTGCTCCCACTGAACCTGCGTGAAAACCTTCCCCTCCGCCATCCAGTAATCCCGGAATGCGGCAAGCTCAGCAGGTGTAAACTCAGGCTCAGGCAGAGCCATACCCCACACTGCTGCCCGCTGTCGAAAATCCGGCGACGGTTGCCAGACTCCAGTCATCGGAAATTTCCCGATCGGTTCGCTCAGGCCGTCCAGGTATTCAGGTTCGGCTGTCTGCAACGACGCGTCATTCAACTCACCGGTCGTAGCACTCTCGCGCATGCGCGCGTTATGTGTGGGGTTTAATTCTTTATCTGTATCTGTATCTGTCGTGATTTGTCGTGACATATGCGTGACGCGTCGTGACTCATCGTGACAATCAGTGTTCTGCTTCCGCAGTCTTTCCCGCTCCCGCTGCGCTCTCTTGCGCTCTGCCGGGGATTTTGCGGTTTGCGAAACATTACCGTTATCCTCCTTCATCACCTGGCGTTTTTCCCATCCGGAAATAAGATCACCATCCAGAACTCGCCCCTGCATTGCATGCAAAATTGAATCAATCACGTCTTCCGTCACATCAAGCGCACTTGCTAAATCTTCCGTCGTGACATCAATGTGACCACGTAGTGACACGCCGTGACATGTCGTGACATTTCGTGACGCACTCACCAGAAGGTGGATATACACCGCCATCACTGTTGCGATTGGCTGTCCTGAGACCCTGGCAATGGTTCGCCATTTGGGATCATTTGGCATGTCATGCCACAATCTGAGCCAGGCATTAGCCATACTCACCTCATCTGATACCGAACTTTACCCTCGAACATCCGGAATAAATCCGGCATGAATATTGTTGGTCAATGCACGACAACAGCATTACCAGGCTGACCACCACTGTTAGTCAGGGTGCCCCAGGCGATCGCCGCTGCGACAAAATCATCCACATCTTTCACCAGCCGATCCCTCCGTTCGACGATCTCACGGTAATATTCAGAGCTGTGACTGCGCATACGGGCCACCAGCAGAGGCGGCATTGCCTTTTCGATCGCCGGTAACAGAGCCTGAATTTTTTCAACAGCATCAGGGGTGTCTTTATCCAGCCAACGGAAAATTTTCTGGGTATTACGAGCCAGGGCTTCCGGATGGCTGTCGTCGTACAGTTCCGGGAACGTCATCCCCAGCTCGAAATAAGTCCGGGCTATTTCAGCTGCAGGAACTTTCTCACCGTCCGGATAGGCCCAGGCATTGATCGCCATGCGGATGTGCTCATGTTTGATTTTCATGAATCCCCCTTTCCTTCGCCCTGAGTGGTATCCTTCTTTTTGTAAAGTTCTGGGTTCAAAGATAATTTCCCCTTGGAGTATGCAGCAGCTTCCGCAGCCCTCCCCTTCGGAACTATTTCACCAGGACGCTTACGCCACATGTAAATAGCTTCGCGGGTTATCCCATAAAAATCGGCAACCCTCTGAACAGAACCAAAAAACTGGACAAGTTCATCAACTCGCATTTTACCTCCTAAATCTAAGTATTTTTAGATTACAAGATAATTTTTTTTAGGTCAATGCAATCTAAAATAATTTATATTCAATTTGCAGGAGAAAATGATGGAAAGCCTTGGCATCAGGCTTAAGAGACTTAGAAAAGATAAGGGGCTGACCCAAGTAGAACTGGGTAAGCTTTCAGGCGTGACTGGGGTTACTATAGGGTACTGGGAGAAAGATCTAAACGAACCAGGTAGCAAAGCTCTAAGTAAGTTAGCCCAGGCATTAGGAACTACTGAGTCCTATCTCCTATATGGAGTATCGTCTCCTGAATTATCTTTTGTACAAAGTACCTCAGGCACCAAGATCCCCTACCTTTCGTGGGGTGAGGCGATTTCTTTCCTAATCTTAAAAGGAGAGAAAACAATGGGAAATGTCGATAGGATCACCACATTCTTTGATGTCGAGGAAGGTGATTTTGCCGTTTCAATGCCTGATGACACAATGCATAACCCATCAGGATCACCGAGTATCCCAGTTGGTGCTACTGTGATCCTAAGGCCAGGAGAAAGTTATAAAAATGGCAGCATCGTCGCTGTAATAGTTCCGGATCCGCTTAAAAATGAACCATCTATGACTATAAAGAAATTAGTTATTGATGGGAAGCTTGTGTATTTAAGCCCTCTCAATCCACGCTATCAGTCATCCTTACTTACACCAGAGTGTAAAATTGTTGCCGTAGCAAAAGGTGTACAGTTCAACTTATAACCCGCCACGTCCTTTACTTGAGGTCGGCAATGCCGACCTTTTTTTTTAAATTAATCTAGATTTATCTTGACTGAAAAACTAAATACTTTTAGATTTATTACATACCACCCTACCTCGCCCCACAGAACGTCGGGCAATACCTCGAGTTACCCGGCAGTGGTCAGGGGTTAAGTAGCCAGCCCGAGGCGTATGAACATGACGGCGGGAACACTTTGTATAACAGCGCAGCAGGTTTTTAGTTCCGCGACCCGGCGTTAAGGGTAAATGAGGTCAACATGGATATGCTCAATCTTGGCAACAATGAATCTCTGGTGTGCGGAGTATTCCCCAACCACGACGGCACGTTTACCGCGATGACGTATACCAGAAGTAAAACGTTTAAAACCGAAGCTGGCGCGCATCGCTGGTTAGCAAGAAACGCTAACTGATTAGCGCCAGTAAAAACAGGTTTCCACAGGTTAATTTACCC